GTGGGCTCGCACTGAAGCACGGGCTACAGGTCGCCTTCGGCACGATCGACAGCGACTATCGAGGCGAGGTGGGCGTGATCGTCTACAACGTCGGCGACCGCATCACGCTTCGGCCCGGCGACCGCATCGCGCAGATGGTGTTCGCTCGCGTGCCTCGCGTGCGGCTGCTCGAGGTGGCAGAGCTCACGAGCACCACCAACCGCGGCGTCGGAGGCTTTGGCTCCACGGGGCAGTCATGACGCACAGCGCATGTCGTTGCCACGCATGCGAATACCACGCTCGCAAGTCGCACGACGATGAGATGGCCCGCGAGCGGCAGTGCAAGCACGAGCGCATCGTCGAGGCATTGCAGCGCGTGCGTCAGCTCGACGCCGACCTCACAGCCGCGCGCGACGACAACAAGCGGCTCGTGGCCGAGCTGCGCGAGCTGCGCGAAAGGCTGTCGCGATGAGTTACGCCGCACGCATTCTCGCCGACAGCCTCGCGCCGAGTGGCGTGCGGCTCACGACGTTCGAGGTCACGTTCCCGCGCTTCATCCTGGCCGAGTGGAACACGCACCGCATGCTCTCGCGCAACGCTGCGAGCTCGCGCGCGATCCCCGTGCGCAAGCTGCTCGAGCAGGTCGAGACCGAGCCATTCGTGCCCGAGTACTGGGGAGCCAACAGGCCAGGCATGCAGGCCACCGAGGAGCTACCCGAGCGCGACGCAGCAGACGCCCGCGCCACGTGGCTACAGGCCCGCGACGCAGCGTGCGACCACGCGCGCGTGCTCATGAGCCTGGGCGCGCACAAGCAGCTCGCCAACAGGCTGCTCGAGCCGTTCACGTGGTGCACCGTCATCGTGTCGTCGACCACGTGGGACAACCTCTTCGCGCTGCGATGCCACGCCGACGCGCAGCCAGAGTTCCGGCGCATCGCCTGCATGATGCGCGACGAGCTAGGCATCTCGACGCCACGAGCGCTCGCCATCGGCGACTGGCACTTGCCGCTCGCGCCAGACGTCGACGAGCTGCAGGCCGAGGGCTACACCATCGACGAGCGCGCGCGCATCAGCGCCGCCAGGTGCGCTCGCGTGAGCTACCTCACCCACGACGGAAAGCGCGTGCCTGCCACCGACCTAGAGCTCGCACGCAGGCTTCTCGAGGCTGGCCACATGAGCCCGTTCGAGCACGTCGCGCAGCCCAGCAGCCAAGAGCACACGCGCAGCGGCAACTTCCACGGCTGGTACCAGTACCGAAAGCGCCTGGAAAACCGCGCTCTGTAACAATCGACACCCGGCGTGTAAAAAAGACTTGCGCGCTCGGCTGGCTGCGCTATTGTCTCTCTTGTCGACACCCCGAGCGGGACGACACAACAAGGAGAGACATCATGAAGCGCGGCGATAAGATTGTGGTCTGCGGCGTCAGCGGTCGATATGTGGGCACCAGGGCCGGAGTGCAGTGGATCTGCTACGATGGCCAAGACTACGAGGCAATGTGCGCTGCGTTTGACGCGCGCTAGGCCGAAACCCCGCAAGGGGTCGCACCGTCAAGCGGTGCCTGACGAGGCCAACCGACACCCCACTGCGGGACGGCAACAAGGAGAAAACCAGTGACCACGCGACAGAACTACATCGATTTCTGCCAAGAACATGGAACCGATCCGGTGGAGCACGAAAACCAAGTGCTGTCGATCGGCAGCGAATACTTGCCCGCATATGCGCGCCGTGTCCGTGACGGCAAGAAAGCCACCGCCGCCTACTGGCGTTGGCTGACAGAACAGCTCCTTGCTTGACACGATTCCTCGCGAGCGATAAGTCACGACCACGGACACCCCACAGCGGGACCGACAGGAGACCATGACCATGATCATCAGCGTCCAAGCAAATGCCCTGCGAGTCGGCGACAAGCTCGTCGCCATCGAGTACGTGTATAACGAGAAGATCACCAAGCTCACCACGCTGCCCAACGGCAGCGTCGAGATCACCATGGGCCGCGGGCGTCGCGTGCGCACCGTCGCCCCCACCACCGAGTGCGAGGTGTCGCGATGAGCGCCGGCGCACTGCAACCGAGCGACCAGCTGTGGGCCGAGATGCGTCGCGCCGGTCAGCTGTTCTTCAGCGTCGGCTACCCATACCACAGCGCTCACCTCGCGCAGCCCGAGCGCGCGGGTTTCATGCTGTGGCGCAACGAGTGGGGCCAGGTGCTCATGAGCATCACCGGGCCCTGCAAGGGCAAGCGGCAGTGGCAAAAGACGGTGGTCGAGGGCTGGCGTCAGGCCCTCGAGGTCATCCCCGCCGACCTGTTCGCCTGGACCCCACTCTTGCGCGACTTTGGCGACTACGGCACCACCTATGCGCTCCACAAGCTCGGGCGCATCAGCGCGTGCGACACGCGAGTGGCCATCGCGGAGATGACGCGGGCTTGACACGATTCATCGCGAGCGATACAACACGATTGCCACGCCGACACCCCACGAGGGACGGCAACAACGGAGACACCATGATCATCAACTGGTACCAAACAGGACTCAGCAAAAAAGCATGGGAGGGGAGCCCCAACGACGTGGCCTTCGCGGGCCATGTCGACGCCGACCCGCAGCTTGTGTTCTGGCCCACGTGGCCAGAGCGCATTCGCGAGCTGGGCGCGGTGCGCATCATCGACTGCGAGCGCATGCACGCAATCGCCCGCAACTGGACGGCAGTGGCGCAACCCTCAGTCCGACCGATGTCGGACGACCAGTGCAGCCGCTACCACTTCGACGGATGGGCGCTGTCTCGCCTGATCGCGTCCGAGCTCTGCGCCATCGAGGCCATCGAGAGGCGCGATGGCGAAGAGGCAGAGCTGCTCATCGAGGCGGCTCAAGCCTCGTCCATGACCATCGAGCCCAACTCATGGGCTTACCAGTCGGCGCACACGGCGATGGCATGGCAGTACGATGGGCCTCACGAATGCGTGAAGCTCATGCTGGCGCGCCGCGGCTACAGGGTGTGCTCGGCCAGCGAGCACTCGGTCGAATACCCCGACAGGCGAGGCCAGACTTGGCTCGAGTCACGCCAGCCGCCACGAACGGACTGGCTCGCGGAGGCCAAGTCGTTTTGGTCGGCGCGGCGAGGTGCGCTGTGACCATCTCACGCAAAGCACTCGCATCCATCCGAGCAGCGCTGCGCCAGATCGGCGCTGCCATCCGAGACGAGGTGCAGCGGGAGCGCTCCACTCTCATCGGCGCCGAGTACGTGCGTGGCGGCTGCGATGGCGTATGGCGCGTCGCGCTCGACACTGGCAACACCGTGCAGCTGAGGTGCGGCGAGCGCTACGCGTTCGTGGCGCGCTCCGAGCTCGACGGCCCGCTGTGGACTCGCCTCGACCGCGTCTACGGCACCACGCCCACGCAGGGAGACGCGTGACCACCGACTTCGACGTGCGGCTGCTCGAGCTGGTCGAGCAGCTGCGCGAGGGAGAAACCACCATGCGACGAGAGTACAACCACAGCCCGCTCGGCCTGCTACCGAGCACGGGCAAGCAAACGATCAACATCCGCTACAGCCTACCCGTGGAGCTCGTAAACTGGGTGCGCTCGGAGTCGCAGGCGCTAGGCATCAGCGCGAGCGAGTTCGTCGAGGCCCAGCTCGACACCGCGCGCGACAACTGGGACGACATCCACAGCGACGACGACTAGTCAAGCGCAAAGCGACGTCGCAAAAAAAACGCACTCACTTGCCATGGGTGCGTTTTTTTTACTTGCGCATCCCAGCCGATGCGCTATTGTCTCTCTTGTCAACAGCGGACACCCCCAGCGGGACCGCGACAACCAAGGAGCCGACACCATGAAGAATGCATCCGCCATCGCCATCGCCCGCAAGATGCTCAAGATCGACATCGACGCCTGGAAGCGTGAGGGATTCCACGGCAAGATGAGCACCGACTGCGAGTGGGCCGATCGAACCATCTGCGAGCTCGTGGGCCGCAAGATGCGCGAGCAGAGCCTGAGCGACGTGCGTCGCGCATACGAGAGCATCATGCGCTCGATGGCTTGACACGAGCAGCTACTCAGCTACTATCTCACCAACGGACACCCCCAGCGGGACCGCTACAACCAGGAGACCGACCATGGACATCGACAAGCTGAGCATTCGCAACCACATTTACGTTGACGGCTACGCTTACGGTGTGCGCCCGCACATCACGGGCGTGACGCCCTGGGAGCAGCGCCTCGCGCCCAACACTGGCAGCGCGTACCAGCCCGAGCCGCGCGACGCGGTGATGTCCACGGTCGTGACGATCGACAACCCCGTCACCGGCTACGGGGTCGACTACGAGGTGCTCGTGTGCGCCGACTACGAGCCCGCCCAGCGTGGCGGCTGGGATGATCCCTCATGGGAGGCCCACTGGCACTCGCCCGAGGCCTGGTACTACCGCGAGGGGCGCGGCTGGAAGCGCCTCGAGCTGACCGAGCGCGCGGAGGCGCAGCTCATCGCCGAGCTCGACCGCGAGGCCGAGTACCGCCGCAACTACCGCGACTGAGCCCTCCCCCGCAAAAGCACGAAGCGCCCAGGTCATGCCTGGGCGTTGTCGTTTTGTGGGCAACGTGTGAGCTTAGCTTACAAGTTGGGTCAACTCCATTTTTCGCGGTCGCTCCAGTAGGCCGCGCTCAGCTTGCCCTTGGCGATGTTCTTGGCGTGCCGAGCCTTGAACGACTTGCGCCGCGCCTTGGCTGCCTCGCTCTCCCCCTCTCGAGGTGGCGAGCCCTTGGTGCCCTGCTCGCCAAAGCGAATGAGCTTGATCACGTCGCCCTCTTTCGCGAGCACAGCGTGACTCTTGGTCGGGTGATTGGGCGTGCGCTTGGGCTTGTTGTAGCCCTCGAACCTCTCGCCTCGATACTCAAGAGCCATGATGCCTCCTCACTTTGCCTTGACGAGCACGACGGTCATGCTGTAGTCGACGTGCGCCGCGTTGTGCTTGGTGGTGCCGCCGCGCTGCACAATCGAGCCAGGGTCGCGCGAGCGCAGGTAAAAGCCAAAGATGGCCGTGCGGCCCACGGGCGCCTGCACCCAGTGCTTGCCGATGGTCCACGGCATCTGCCCCGCCTCGAGCTGCGCGAGCTTCAGCGCGACGCACGCGTCGTGGCGCCGCGCCCACTCAGGGCTCGACATGCGGTGGTCGGGCGGCTGCGCGCACATGCTGACGATGCGCACCTGCGGGTCGCGCGCGATGGCCTCGCACTCAGCCGCCGTGGGCAGCCTAGCGCCGAGCTCCACCGCCACCTCACGCGCACGGCGCTCGCTCGCACGCGCCCACACGATGCCCTGCTCGGCCTCATGCCCGGTGATGCGTAGCGGCTCGCGCGTTACGAGCAGCCCAGGTAGCGCCGCCAGCTCGACCCATTCAGGCGCGCCGAAGTGCTCCAGCGCCGTCTCGTAGCGGCCTACGTTGGGCAGGCTCACGACAGCCTCAACGCGCCGTCAACCGTCACGGCGATGGGCACCAGCTGCCCAGTGCTTGTCCGGCCATACACGAGCACGCCAGGGCCCTTGGCAAGCGTCACGCTAGGCGTGCCTGCGTCGGCGATGGATAGCTCGCCAGTAGCCGTCACGCGAAGCGCGACTTGTGGACCGGTAGAGGTGCGACCGAAGGATGGGAGCATGGTTTAGCCCAACGTCTGCACGATCAGATTGGTGATTGTGAGCGTTTTTGCCGTAGAGGCAGTCTCTCGGAAGATATACCATCCCAATGCGCATGTCGAAAGATTCGTGAAACTGGGAGTTCCCCAGACCGCATCGGATGCGCTAGCTCCCAAAAATGCATATGCCATGTTTGCCGTTGGATTCGCATTCCATCCAGACGATGGTCCTTGATAAAGCTCGTAAGACCTTCCGTTAATTTCCAAAGCAAACATGTTGTTAGCCGCATTATTTGGTTGTGTTACGCCTGCTGTTCGTTGAGTATGTGAGACTGCTCCGATTGGTTGAAATAGGGCATATCTGCCAGAGCTGTTTTCTGTGAAACCGCTTGAGACTCTATTTGCAGTTGTGATTGGCAATCCATCATACTGCAAAAACAGTTCCATCCGAGAATAAGAAGCCGTGGAATCCGTATTGCTTGCAAGATTCATTCTTGCAATTGCTCTAAACTGTTTTGGAACAGTTGTAATCAATGATGACAATGGGATGATAAGCCAGCAATTGCCAGAATTGGCAGCAGGAGCAAACTGCAAACCCGTGCCTTGAGTTAGTGATGCTCCTAGGTTTGTGCCACCATTTATTACGCTCCATGTTTTGCCATCAATAGATCGAGTCGTCGTTGTGGATACTGTGCCCCACGGTCCGGCATCCGTGGGAAGCGATGTAAAATCAACAGAATAGGCAGTCGTCCAACCTCCTGGAGCGGTCAACGTACCAGCCACCAGCGACAGCCCCGAGCCGACGTTGACCGCCGTGCCATCGCCTGCGGTCAGCTGCGAGCTGGTACCAGGCCACGATGCGCCGCCACCGCCGCTCGTCTGCACGATGCCGCTGCCATCCACGAGGAGCGGCACCTGGTTTCCACTTGCGTCTCTGCCATAGAGTAGAGTCATGGTCTTAGCTCCTCAGTCGTTGTAGGTCTCGCGCTTCGACAGGTCGTCATCGTCGCCCACGAAGCGCATGCGCGGGCGCTCGTGGGGCTCAGGTTGTGCAAGCATGGTGCGCACCCAGTCGAGCAGCGGCTCTACGCCACGCGCAAGCGCAGCGGCACGCAGCTCGGACTGCGCAGCCCGCGAGAGCATCACTTGCCGCCGCTCAGCGCATCGTTGCGCGCGTCGTGCATGGCCCTGCTCGCATCGGGTGCGGCCACCTTGCGTAGCTCCAGCTGCTGGCTCTGCAGCGCGGCCACGATGGCCTCGACCGCGACGCCCAAGGCCTTCGCAAACGCTTCGATCAACGATGCATCCATCTCTTGCTCCTCTTCGATCTCGACCCAGCCAGCAGCCTCGCTTATGCGAAGGATGCTCAGCACGCGCGCTCGCACATCGCCAGCGGTGATGCGCCCGTCTCGGTTGCCGTCGAGCCCACTGTTTTGCGCGTAGACTCGCCCTCGCGTGAACTTGGCGTTGGGCACGAGCTCGGTGGAGTCCTTCTGGCCGATAAGAAACGAGTCAGGCTTGCCTACGCCGGACGGCCAAAAGACTTGCAGATAGGCATCACCAGGCATGCGCCACTTGGGCATGCGCGCGAGGTACGCCTTGACGTAGTCCAGCTGCTGCACGGCGCTCATGGCTGCGAGTTGATCGGTGGTGGTGCCAAGCATCTTGGCCGTGCTGGGCATGAACTGAATCAAGCCAGTAGCGCCGCCGCTCGGATTGCGCACGCTGGGCGACCACGTCCACGACGACTCGAACCCCATGAGCGACGCGAGCTCGCCCGGTGGGATGCCCACGTCGATCGCGACCTGATAGAGCTTGCGTCGAAACTCTGGCGTAGTGCGCTCGACGAGGTTTTTTACCTTGGGAAGCCTCCGAGCAGTCACTGCACCACCTCCTCGCGTCGAATCACCGTGCCGCATGCGATGCACAGCGTGACGCCGTCGCCGATCTCGAGCGTCTGCGCATGGTACACCTTGCGCGCGTCCCATGTCTCGCGGAACGCATCGCCCACGATGCAGATGGCCTCGTCGCTCGACGTGGCACCACGAGGCGCGTGCAGCACGTGGAGCCTGTACGGCAAGCCAACGTGGTCGTAGTAGGACACGTTCGCGCCGACGTTGATCACGGTTTCTTCGGGCTCCACGCTTCGACGGTGTGCCATCTGTCCCAGCGTGCGGCGGCGCCGCGGAGCCCTGTAGCGCATGTCCCTCGCATGTACGCGCTGAGCCTGTCGCGCGTCTCTAGTTTGCGGCACATCGAAAGAGAGCCCACGGCCAGCGCCAACGCCTTGCGCGCTGCGAGCTTGCGATCGGCCTGGAGCATGGCACCCGTTACGCGCGAGCCATCGGCCTTGGTGTACGCCTTGAGCTGCCACACGCTGTAGCTGGTGCCACCATCGCAGCGCGACCACCACCCACCGCCTGGCTTGCCTCGGTAGCAGGGCCCCACGTCCACATCCTGTGAGAGCGCGCTCTCCTCGAGCGCCAGCGCAAGCAGCAGCGCGGCTTCGCTCTTGTCGCTGAGCCCAGTGCCGCTCGCGTCAAGTGCCGCCGCTTCGATCGCCTCCGCGATGGCTTGATACCTCACGCGAGCCTCTGCCTCGGTCTCGCTCCAGCCAGGGAACTTTCGCGCTCCAGACGGTGGCGCAAACGCCATCATCGCAGCCACGAGCCACGTCACCAGCGCGCTCACTTGCGCCCCTGCATGGCCTTGACGCTCTCCGCCAAGCTCTCGCCCGCCTTGGCTGCCTGCACGCCGATGCCGAGCAGCGTGGCCGCGTCGGGAGCCTTGCCCTTCTCTGCAGCCTGCGCCGCGATGATGGCCGCAATCGCCGCGATGTGCGCCGCTCTCGCGCTGTCGTACGCCGTGGCGAGCGGTAGGCACAGCTCGTCGAGCTTGGTCACCGCTGCAAGCCGCTTGGCATCGTCCATCGTCGCCGCGTGGTCAGCGATGGCGCGATAGGGCCGCGTGCATCGCTCATCGACGATGGGCGCCGTGGCGTCTAGCATGTCGCCGAGACCGTTGCTGCTCGCGATGGCTACGTTGAGCGCGCTCACGCAGCCCGAGCACCACGTCGAGATGATGAGCAGGACCAAGGCCGCGATGGTGAAGGTCCGTTCGGGGTGTCTCATGGCGTCTGTCCCTTCTTCGTCTTGCGCATGCGCTCAAGCGCCGCGGGCGCATCCGTCGTAAGTAGAGCTCGCAGCGCACCGACTAGCTTTGCCTCACGCTTGTAGCCGCGCTTCTCTAGCATGCCCTCCAGCTGGTGCAGCAACACCGAGAGCAGCGACAAGCCCGCGACGATCGCCACCACGAGAAGCACGTCGGGCAGCTCGGAAAGACTCACCGCCGCGGCCCTTTCATGGCGGCAACGATGCCCACTACCATGGTGGCGATAACCACGCCGACCTCGCGCGCCATGGGCGATAGGTCGGTCATGCTGCCGAGCAGCGACTGAGCCAAGAGAAACGTGCCGCTCGAGCTCGTCACGATCCAAGTGCGATCGACCGTTGGGAGCTTGCTCTTGATCTCGGCGATGTCTGCCTCGATGCGCGCAAACCTGTCCTTGTTGCCGCGGCTCTCCTCGATGAGCCTGCGCAAGGCCGCGGCCGAGGCGATGGGGTCGCTCGAGATGACGTCGGCGTCGTCGTCAGCCGGTGGCGATGGCGGGACCGAAAGCGTGGGCGTGGATGCGCTAGCGCCGTTCATATTGGAAGCTCCCATGGTCAGATGGCTCCGATGTTGCCCACGATCTGGGCATCCCACTCGTAGGTTTGTCCTGCGACTCCAAGCACCTCGAGGATGATGTCGTTCCCGCTCACAGACCAACGCCAGTTGGTGGACGGATCGTCCTCGTAGCTAAAGTCGGTTTGCGTGCTCGCTACGACCGGCGCCGCGCTGCCCGTTCGCTTGATGGCTGCGTAGGTGTAGACCGATGTTACGTTTCCCTCCACATCCGTTCGCTTGCCAACCAGGTAGGCCGTCAGCATGGCCACCGACGACGCCGGGATCGTGATGGTCGCCACAGTGGTGAACGTTGCGTTCGTGGTCTGCACTCGTCCATGCTGATGGTGGTAGTGCTTCGTGGTCAGACCACCCGACACGCCGATCGGCGAGATGTCAGTGGTGACGCCGTTGGGCGATCGCGCTGCGAGCGCATGGCCTCCTGCGTAGAGCAGCTGCCCGCTGACCGGATTGGCCGTGGGTGCCGTCGCATAGTCGGCGATGTACAGCACGCGGTCACCGGTGCCAGCAGGGAGTTCCGTCGCTGTCACAGCGGCACCGAGGCCGAGCACGACCGCTCTGCGCCCCGTGGCGACCTCCGCGACCTCGACCATGGGCTCTGCGCTGGTCTCGTCGAGCGAGAGCCGCACGCCGCCCTTGAGGCCCGTGCCGTGCGGCGAGCCGCCAGCCAGCGCGAGAGTGCCGCCGTTGCCGTTGCCTCCCAGCGAAGTCTGCGCCGCTATGGTCAGCGTTTCGCCGTTGCCAGTGGTCTTGTCCTCCTGGTTGATAAGCGGAGTTGCTAACGTTTCGGCAATAGCGATCGTGCCGCCGCTGGTCGGGCCTTGGATATAAACATATGGACCGCCGCTAAGCCCAAGGCTCACGAAGTTTGTGCTATCAAGCACCAGATCGGCACCCGATGTAATCGTGATATTACTCGATGCCGTAACGGCGACAGTGTCGCCGTTCACTGCGGTCGGATAGCTCGACGTGCCAAGCTCCACCACGTCTTGAGTCGCAGCGCCGAACGCGAGCACCGTTGCATCTGCCGCGTCGGCAAAGTCTCGCGCCTGCACAGTAAACGCCTGCGGCAAACGCACCTCGCCAGCTGCAGCGATGGGATTGCCGCCTTGCGTGACTGCCAGATATGACCGAGCCGTCGCGCTGTTGAGTTGCGTGCCAGAAACGTCGCCCGTCGTGCTGAGCACGCCCGATCCGTTGGTGATTACCACGCGGTCAGCCGTGAGCGAGCTCGGCAGGATGGCGTCGACCTTGGCCTTGTCTGCCGCCGACATGCTGCCAGCAGCCACGGAGCTTGCCGCGGTGATGGCGATGTTTGGCGATGCGCCGCCGCTTGACGTAATGGGCGCGCTAGCAGTCACCGCAGACAAGCCGCCAGAGGCCACGTTGCGCACGGCGCTGTTGACTATGCCGGTCCAACCGAACGCCGCCGAGCTCTCCGCGTTCTCGCCCACGCACGCCACCTCAAGGCCGGTGCCAGTGGCAGGCACCCACCACTTTCGCGTGGTGCTGTAGCTCGTGTCGAGCTGCCCGAGGCCGTTGATGCCACCGTTGATGGTGCACCGCAAAATCGCAGCCGTGCCAGCCGCGCCCGCCGTGATGGTCGCGACGCTGCCAAGCGTGCCGCTCGTGGCGATGGTGTATGTGCCGCTCGTCTCGTCCGTGCCGACGATGCTCCACGAGACCGACGAAACGCCCGTCAGCGATGTGAGCGTCGCGACGACAGAGCCCCCCGCGGTGGCCTGGTACTTGTTGACGTTGCCCGTAAACGTAAAGGCAGGTGACGGCATGGTGTTACCTCAGGCCCAGGAGTCCTCGATCGCCGCGAGCACCTGCAAGGTGGTCGGGCTCCACGTGATGGGCAGCCATTGCGACCCATTCCACATGAGGTGCAGATATGCCCACTTTTCGCCTCGAAACACCAACGCCGTGCCGCCGAAGCTCAGCGTGCACGTGTGATTGCTTGGCGCGGTGTTGGCCATGTTGACGCTTGCCCGGACGATGCGCAGCACGTGTCCGGTCTTTGGCACGGGCGACGTGCCGAGGATGGTGTAGGCGCGATTGCCGGTCAGTGTGACAGGGATCATAAGCACGTCACGCGTCGCTCCCTGCACGGTCTGGTCGGCATCGTTGAGCGTAAGCAATCGAAGGCCGATGCCAGCGTTGTTGCCGCTGAGTACGACCTGGCCAGTGACCGTCTCCGTGCCGCTGACGTCTAACGCGCCCGCGACTGTAAGAGTGTTAGATGCGCCGATGGTGACGCCAGCGCTGCCACCAAAGGTCAGCGATGCGCTCGGAGTGTACGTGCCGCCCGCGTTACCATCGATGGCGCGCGATTGATTGAGATCAATCTGGTTGATCTGTGCAGCCGTGATGGTGTCGACGTTGTCGGTCCACCCGGTTGGCTTTGCTCTTGAGAACGTCATGGCATCACCTCACGACCACGAATCTTCAATCGCCAGCGCCAGGTCAACGTTGGTCGGCGACCACTCGACTGGATACCACGCCGAGCCGTCCCAAATGATGGTCCAGAAGGCGAACTTGCTCTCTAGGAAGTCCGTGTTGACTGCTCCGCCAAAGTCGATTGTGGCCCTGTTCGGAGTCGCTTGCTCACTGGCCAAGTTGCGCAAGGTTCTCACGATCTTGAGCATGTGCCCTGTAACTGGCACGGGCGAGGTTGCCAGCACGGTGTAAGTTCGATTGCCTGAAAGAGTACCAGGGATCGTGAACACGTCCACGCGACCACCCTGAAACGCAAGGTCAGAGTCTGGAGCCATCAAGATGCGCTGTGATAGCTGACCGTTGCCGGACAGGATAAGCCCGCCAGTTTGCGTCTGCGTGCCAGACATGGCCAGGGACCCTACGACGGTCAGCCTGCTCGACGTGGTCACGTTGACGCCAGCCGATCCGTCGAGCGTAATCCCTACGTTGGGCAGGTACGACCCACCAGCCGAGCCATCGAGCGCGCGGGAGATGTTCACGTCGATCTGGTTGAGCTGCGGCGCCGTGATGGCGTCCACACCATCGGCCCAGCCAGCAGGCAATGCGCGTGTGAACGTCATACGAATGTGCTCCCAACGATTCCGACGCCAGCGATAAACGAAGAGCCCACGCCGATGCGGTAGGACATCCAAGCGGGGATCATGCCGTCGATGAGCTCCGCGGCTCTTGCTTTTTGCTGCAAGAACTCGGTGTCAGTGAGTGCGCCCTGTTGCACCTGCACGCCTACGATGGCGCGGTTGCTCGTCCACTCGAACCCAGGTGGGCCTGGATTGACGCCTGGCCAGTACACGACCTCGCCAGCCACTGGCACAAACACCAGCTGCACGAAGCTCGCGCCTAGCAGCTCCTCAAGCGCGGCGCTCATATCGCCCACGGTCACGCCGATAAGCCCACGCAGCCTCGACGCCACGCGAGCCCTGCGCACCTGCACGCCATCGCTCGAGCTAGGACGGGTGCGACACGCCGTCTCCCACGACGTCAGCGTCTCGAGCATGCGCGCTGGGATGAGCGAGCACCGCGCGCGCCCAGCTGCCACCCACGCCACAGTCACGCCAAGCGCCTGCGCCAGCGCCTCGGGGTAGACCTCGGAGTCGGTGGTCACGTCGAGATACGGCGTGAGCGCGTCGAGCAGCGCCTCGTGCTCGAGCTCGACGGTGTGTTTCTGCCCGCCCCAACGACGAGGAAACGGAGAGCGGCCCCACCTAGCCATGCGTCACCAGGCCACCACGCCGACCTTGGTGCCAGCGGTGTAGTCTACCAGGGTGCCTGCCATGTCGAACGTGTAGACCGTCGCCACGGCGCCGGAAACGGTGCATTGCACCACGCCTGGCACCGTGCCGCTCTCGACAGTGCCCAGCGCCTTGAACAGCGAGAACGTTTCCGTCGTGTTGAGCCCGTCAAGGTAGCTCGTCGCAAACGTCGCCGTGTAGGTGCCAGTGCCGGTGCGCACCACGACCGGTTTCGTGCTCGCTCCGAGTCCGTACTGCTGGCGACAGTTGACGTTGGCCGCCGAGACCGTGCCCGAGGCCACGCACAGAAAGTCAAACACGGCCTTGGGGCTCGTGCGCGTGCCCTGCGCGGTGTCCTCCGCGTGCCGGTTGTAGTCGTCGGCAGGCTGCTCGTTGACAGGGTTTTCAACGGGCAGCGCGTCTTGGTATGGCGCGCCGTACGTGGTGAGGTCTCGCGGTAGCGTCATGGCGTCACGTCGTGGGCCGCAGCGCGGCGTGGGCTAGGGTGATGATCTCTGGTGGCTGACTCGTCGTCGCTGGCACCACGGGGCTCGTGCGCGGCGTGCTGGTACCCTCATCTACTCGAGCCAACCACGACACGTCCTCGATCTCGTCGAAGTTGCCGTCGAGGTCGCTGAGCACCTGCGAGCTCAGGTTGGCAGGGTTAGCCACGTCGATTGCCGGCTGCCTGCGACCACGAGGCAGGATGTCGGTGCTCGTCGTTTTCTCGCCCGGTCCCAACGCTCGGATGCTCTGCGCGATGCGTAGGCCGTAGTCGAGGATTCGCGTTGCATCGGGCGAAACGTAGCTGTTGAGCGGCGAGACGGTGAACCCGCCGTTCACCTGGATCTGCCACGCCGATGCGCTGCCGGCCACGTTGGTGACGACGTACTGACGGAAGCCACCGAACGCGCCTGTGATGCCGTTGATCGTGACCACCTTGGCCGGGTCCCAGATCGCAATGTGCTGGCCCACCACTGGAGCAATCACGGTGCGCACGTAGGCCGTCGAGCCGATGAGACCGATGACCTTGCCGTCGTCACCACCCATGATGAACGTGCCTCGAGGCCACGGCGAAGCGTCGAGCCAGCCTCCACCACTGCCACCTGCCGTGATGGCGTATGGAAGGCTGATGCCGATGAGAACGTCGACACGACGAGGCGTGACCGTCGTCACGTTGACCGACTCGTGCCCAGGCAGCTGCGAGGTGATGTAGCTCGCAACGCTCGAGACGTATTGCGCGTCGACGGTGCGGTTTGCTGCCGTACTCGTGAGCGCCACGTCCACGCTAGCGGGACCTCGAACGGCAGCGTACACGTACGCCTTTTCGACGGCTGCCGTGGTGGTCTCGGCCCAGGCCTTGACCTGCGCGACGTTGCCGCCGCCCTGCGGAAACGACAGCCGATCAAAGAGGCGCTGACGTAGCACCTCCTCGGAGTCCGCATCGCTGCCGCCAGTCAGCCCACCGCTCACCGTGCACGTGGGTAGCAAGAACCCGATCGACGCGCTGTCCCACGTACACGCCACGCCCGCACCAAGGTTGCTCGAGGCGCCACCCTCTTGCGCGATGACAGGCACGAGCGCGCCGTTGGCCACCGCCACGCTGGTGCCGGTGGTCTGGTACTTGATGCCGCTCGGGCTCGTTAGCACGTAGCCCGCGGGGATGGTCACAGTGCCCGACGACACTTGGATCGCCACGTTACCCGCCGCGGGGCTCGCCTCGCGCCTGGTGACGCCGTACACGCTCGCCAGGTCCTCGAGATACTGACCAGTGGCCTCGGTCGGCGAGAGCTGCGCGATGGTCGCCTGCAAGTTGGCAAACGCGATGCTTGCTCGCTTGGCGAGGGCATCGTGGCGGATGTAGTGGTCGCTTCCAGGCAGCACGTTGGCCGAGATGCCACGGCGCGCAAAGCCCAGCACCACGGTGCGCAAGAGCGCCGCGCGCAGCTCGGACGGTGTCGGGTAGTTTGCTTGATCGACCTCGGGAAGCGCCATGGTCACTCACTCAGGGCCGCAAGGGCCGTCTGTTTCGTGCGGGTCTTGAGGTTGGTGAATGTCACGCGCGCCGCAAGCTGTCCAGCGCGCTCGGACACCACGTCGACCTGGTCAAGGGTGATGGAGCGCTCGACGTTGATCATATCGCTGAGCGCCGCGATGACGGCCTCTCGAATGCTCGCTATGGCCCGCGGCGTGATCTTCGGCGGCACTCGCACGGCGCCGCTCACGAGCAGCACCACGCGCTGACCTGTGTCGTCCATGCCCTCGAATCCGCCCTGCGCGTTGCCCACGTAGCGCTGCGTCACGAAGTCGATGCGCCTCGAGCTGGTCAGCGTCGTCGGCGGCTTTGCGTTGGCCGCTTCGGGCACCGCGTACCCTGCCGTGACCACGCCGAACGGGCCCACGCCCATGGCTGAGTAGATGCTCATGGCAGCGCGTACACCCTCGTCGATGGCACCGTACCAGGCCCCGACTGGATAGCGACAGGCAGCAGCGCGCCAGATGGTGCACCCGCCGTCACCTCAAACACAGGCACCCCGCCAAACGTCACGGTGACGTTGCCGCTAGGTGCGATGGTTAGCTCGGTGGCGCCCACGGCTGCAGTGATACCAGAGCTCGCGCTCACTGTCGCGGTCGAGCTGCCTGCTGTTACCGTCGTCGAGTCGCCGCTGATGCTCACGCTCGTTGCCTGAGCGTTCTCGAGCAAGATGGTGTCGTTTGGCCCGTCGAGCACGACCTGTACGGGGTTGCCCGCGTTCTCGGTGTAGAGCTCGACCACCTCGCTCTGCTTGACGATGCGGATGCGCGGCGCTCCATCGGTCACGATAGCTCGGTCGCCTGGAGCTAGCGCGCCAGCCTTGCTCGCGATGCGATTGTCCCGGCACGCGAACACGCGCTTCATGTTGCCGTCGACCAGGTACAGCGCGCGGCATGCCGAGCCCTGCGACGCCGCGTTGGGCACGGCGATGTACCCATCGGGGCCCCACATCGCTGCATCTGCGCCCCAGCCGTCCCCATCGATGCTATCGCCGATCGTGACGTAGACCTCGCCGGACGATACCTGCGAGCCGAGCACATCCGAGATGTCGGTGAGGTAGTCTGCGTTGCGCGGCATGTTAGGCCCCCACCTGGAGTGCCGACCAGAGGTCGATCCACTGGATGGCGAAGTCGGAAGGTCGCTGAATGTAGAAGTGCAGGTATTTACACACCGTGTCGAGCTTGGCCTGGCTGTCAATCGGGTCTTGCCCGGATGGCCCCACGATGCTCCCAAACTGGGCGATGCCCGCGGCGCTGACCGAGATCTCCCACCCCCCGATGCTGGCGGGATCTTCGATGAGCGTAAACAGCGGCGACGAGCTCTCGCGACGCTGCGACAGATAGGCTCGATACGCAGGTGGTCCCGCCACGTTGCCCGAGATATAAAACACCAGCGGAAACGAGAACGGCACGGTCGGCGCGCGCGTGGGCAGGTTGGTGAATCCTGCATCGAAACCGTTGGCTCGCACGAGACTCGACGGATAGACCTCATACCCATCGTTGCCGATGGCCTTGCTCTGCGAGAACGCGTAGCGGAAGTCGCTGTAGCTGCTCAGGATCGTCATGGCTGCCTCACTGCGGGAGCTCTCCTAGCACGAGCGCTCCGATAGGGATGAGCTTGAGGCGCGTTCGCTGACCAGCTGTGCGATCCTGCGACAGCTCGCGCTCAAGAATCCACATCGGTTCGTTGATGCCAAACGCGTCGCACACTACCTGCGCCACCGTATCGACCTGCCAAACAGCGCCAGTCGCAGACACGACGCCAGGCACCTCGCACATGAACTGATAGGCGTTGATGGCCGGCAAACTAAGCGCAAGCGTCGCAAGGTTCTTGCTGCGCTGAAGGTCGCGCGCGGTCTTGTCCTTGATGATGCGAGGCTTGTACAGTTGCTGCGTGGACGAGTACGCGCTGCGAGCTGGAAGGACGCTCGCAGGCACGGTGACGTCGGGCTCTGCGACAGTCTGCACGGCCTGTTGCTCTGCTCGAGTGCCGCGCACGCGCACCTCGGAGAACTGACCGTCATTCGTTGAGTTGTCGCTGCACGTGAGCATCACGTCCGCATCGGTCGGATACCGCCCGTTGAAGCTTTGCGCGACCGTGTAGAGCGGAGCTTGCGCGTAGTCAGGCGCGCAAACGAGAAGCTTTGCGTCGTAGCTCTGCCGCAGCACCACGCCGAGCCGGTTGACGATGCGCGCGCAAAACGCATAGGCCGTTTCGCCCTCTTGCGCTTGGCAATCTTGATGCTTGAGCGCAGCGACTGGCACGCCAGTGCCTCGACCGGAAACAGGTTTTCCGCTGGCAGCATACACGCTCGCGCTGTTGTCGCCGATGACCGTGCTGAAGCCGAACGGAGCCATCACCTGGAGAATCAGATCGGCGACAGGCACATCGGTTTTTGCGCTAAAGGTCAAGCGCGGATTCACGCTTGCCTCATACGCGGCATGCAGTAGCGTCTTGGCAGTGCATGCGAACACGGCTCCGTTTTGCCTCGTCAACGTGCGCCGCACGCCAGAGATGATGTACACGCCTTGAATGGCGCCATTGACGTAGATCAGCACCAGCTGACCCTTCACGAGAAGCTGGTTGATGCGAGGCAACGTGTCTCGCGTCGGGATTGTCTCGAACACCAGATCGCCCACTGGATCGGTGAACGTCTCGCGCATGGAAAACGACGTCCACGAATCGATAACGATCTGCTGATCCTCAAACGCGCGCATCTCGACGACAACGCGCTGCCCGCTGTAGGTTTGCGTGGCCATCAGCCGTAGAACGCGAGCGACGTGCCCGCCTTGATGATGGGTCCAGTCACCAGACCCGAGTTGAGGCCAAGCGCATCCTCAAACGTGTTGCCGTAGAGCTTCGCGAACGCGTCAAGCGAGATGTCGTTGGGCAAGGTGATTTGCTGCACGTTGCGGTAGTTTTGCGACGCGCCCGTGGCAGCCTGTGCGCGCAGACCCATCGTCAGGCACTCTGACAGCCACTCGACCGGCACGTCGCGCAAAACATCCCGCAGAGCCACATTGACCGAGACCGTGTCGGCGTAGCCAGCGATGCGCTCGGCCTCGCGCGTATAGTCAAGGCTCTGCGTTGGCAGCGTGCCTAGGTTGTTGACCGCAAGCTCGAACGACTCGAACCCGAGGCCTTCTGGCACCTCATAGCCCGTGAGCTGCATGGCCTGGTCGAGTGCCTTGCCGTAGACCTTGGGCGAGAGCTCGGAGCCTGGCAGTCGCACCGTCAGCTCGGTCGGGTCAAAGAAGCTCTCGGCCCATGTGACTTGGAGCGTGATGCCTCCGCGGTCCTTCGACGGGTCCACGGTGGCCGACCAGGTCATGACGCGGGCGAAGATGTTGCCCAGCACCGGATGCGATAGGCCGTCAATCTTGCCGTTCTCGAGCGCGTCTAGCCACTTCTCCAGCCTTGCTGGGAGCAGGTCAGACGCGATGGTGTTATTGAACACCAGCGTCGCGCGGATGCTGTACGGCGTGCGGCCAGTGTTGTCGTGCGCGGCGCCATCGACGTATGGATACTTGCGCTCGGCCTGGTCGTGCCCGCCGTCGAATGACGTCTCAATGCACGGTGCCGTAAGCGCGCCCCACGTAATCTCTTGGAGATTGCCGATCCAGTCGTATGCGCCGGACATGGTCAAACGCCTCCAGGCGTGCCGGTCACGTTGGCCTTGCCAGCTGCGCCTACGGTGTTGAGCGCGGTAGCTGCGCCGTTGGCGGCTGCCACCAACTGCTCGAATGCCTGCGAGTATTCGGCGCCTTTGCCTCCGACTGATTCGGCCATCGGCTTGTCGCCTTGCCTAAACTGCTTGAGGTAATCCTCGCCTGTTTTGGGCTTGTAGCTTTGCAAGAAGTACGTCTCTTCGCCGAGACGATTGATCAAGTCTTGCTGTGCAGAAGATTGAAACATCCTAGCGAATGAGTTTTGATAAGCAGCGGAGTCTTGTCGGATGACATCATACGTCAATCCAGCTTCGCCAGCGTCTTTGCCTGTCTTGACCATTTCCTCAATGAAGCTTTTCCGCGTCATGTACCGCTCTTTGGTCTTGACGCCGCCTTGCTCCGAAACTGGCTTAAACATCTCGCCTTTGATGCGGTCGACCTCCTGCTTTGCGGCCATGTGTTCGGCTGCAATGCGTTGGCCTTGCTCGGATGACATGCGCGTTTCTGGGTCGAGTTCCGCAAATTGCTTTTCCAGCTTCGACTTCTTTGCCTCGGCTGTTTCAAGTTGCTTCTGCAGGCTTGGTTTTTTCTTCTCAAAACCAAGCTTTTCCGCAATATCGGCAATGGCTCCCATGTTTTCCGAGATAACGTCGGCGGCAAACTCCAGCGCATCTGTGACTGCGTCAATAGCGCCGCTTTTTTCCAGCCTGTTGAACATGTCAAACAGGGCTGGAAGAATCTTCGCGGTCACCTTGCCTGTGGCATTTTCCCACGCCGCGCTTATTCGTGCAGAGGTGCTTTGCTGAGCTGCCGCTGCAGCCTCTTCGATTGTTGTGCGAGCGCTTGTCACCCTTGCCGCATCTTCGAGCTCTTTGCGCACTGCCTCAGCAGCCTTGTTCAAGTCCTTGCTGCGCATCATTTCTTCGTCGAACTTTGCCGACAGAATATTGATGATGGGATCGGCTTGCGCGCCGAACATCTTGCCGAGCTTGGTCTTGTCGCCCTCTGTTTTCTTGAACGATTCGACGAGCACGTCGTTCGTGTTCCGAAGCTGACGGTTTTTCGTGCCTGCAACGAATACATCAACACCAGACTTCTTGAACACGTCGGCATGTGAGGTCATGGCGCGGAACACGTTTTCTATCGCTGTCGTTGCTTGCTCAGAGGTGCCTCCACCTTTGCGAGCAATCTGTGCGAGCGCACCGACCTGAGCCACGCCCTTGACGCTCTTGTCTACGTTGGCGCCTGCAGCGGCTGCGCTGATGCGGCCCATGAGCGACGCCATGTCCTTGAGCTCAAACTGACCTTGTGCGCCTTGAATGGCCAGCACCGAAAGCGCGTCGGCCATGTCCTCCGCGCCCTTGATGTCCATGTTATTCGACAGCGCAGCCGCAGCCTCGGCCACGTCTTGAATGTTGGCGCCAGCGCCGCTTGCTACCGTCGCAAGGCTCTTGAGTGTGCTCACGTCGAGCACCTGCCCAGTGGCGCCCTGGAAAGCCAACGTCGCCTGCGCCAAGCCGGCCGCCGTCTGGCCTGGCATCTCGCCCGCGGCCTCGTACATGTTCTGCCTGACTGTGCGAGCGTCGAGCATCTTGCCACCAGCTAGCCGCGAGTTGATTGCCACGCGGCGCGCCATCTCGTCGACCTCCATGCTCTGCGCGGTCATGCCGCCAATGATGCCAACGGTGCCCATGATACCAGCACCAGCCATGCCGAGTGCCGCCATGCCTACCTCGCCAGCAAACTGCTTGCGAGCCTGCGACTTAGCCTTGCGACGGGCAGCGGCTTCTTGCTCTCGGTCAAACTGCAGCTCGCGATCCAAGTCCATCATGGCTTGGTGCTCTGCAGGCGTCATGGGCCCAGCGCCACGCTCTGCGATCTTGCGCTGAAGCAATGCTTTTCGCTTTGCTGCATCGCTACCTTCGCCACCTCCGCCAGCACCAGCACCGCCACCGCCGCCGCCGCCACGGCCGCCGCCACCTCCGCCACCACGGCCACCGCCACCACCACCCGCACCGCCGCCACCGGCTCCACCCCGAGCTCCGCGACCGCCACCAGCGCCGCCACCGTCAGCACCACCGCCACCAGCTCCACCACCGGCCTCGCCTGTGATGCGTGCGATAGCTCGCGAGGTCGCTGCGGCACGTTCTCGAGCTGTAACCTCGCGAGCGCGCTGCTCGGAAAGGATGACGCGCGTCTTTTCTTTTTCGGCGCGTCGAACCTGCAGGATCTCTTCGTCGGAGCGCCGCTTCACCTGCTTGATTGACTCGCGCGTCATGTTTGCTTGAGCGCGCAAGTCGTTGTCGGCTCTGATCTCTTCGACGCTCTTGCCCACTCGCACGCGTTTTTGCGCGCGGTCCATGTGCTGCACCTGAGCGTTGGCCATGCGTTTCGCCGACTGCTCGGCCTTGACGGCGGCTTGCTCCGCTGCCGTGGTGATCTTCTTGTACGCCTTGATCACCTCATCAGCGCCCGAGGCGACGAACTGGTACCGAATGACGGCCATGTCACTTCACCAAGCCTTCTAGCGCCACGACCACGGCGCCCGTGGCTTGTGTGGCGAGCTGGTCAATCTGCATGAGGCCTCGGTTATTCACAAAGCTCGCGTAGGCCATGCTGCCCTTTGGGTTAGGCGCAAACGGCCCAGCAACGAACTCGACAGCGGGATCGGAGATGTCCCACGCCTTGACCACGGTGCTCGCCTCGAGGTAGCCCGTGCGGTTTTGATACGCGTGCGAGCGTCGCTCCTGCTCGGCAAACGGAGCCACGGCGTTGAACATCGCACGCTCGACGTTGCCGTGCGACAACGCCTTGATAGCTGCCGCCGAGCTCGCCTGCAGGCTCGATAGGTCGATGGTCACGCGCACAGTCCTACCCTACTCGCCCGATGGCGTGTTGTCGCGCTCTGGCGCGCTGTCCTGAGGCGCTGCGCTGGCTGCCGCCGCAGCTGCCTCGTCGTGGATGCTCGACGCCGCACGGGCAGCCACGAGGCGCGTAGCGAGCACCACGACCAGGTGCGACAATGCCTCTCGCTGGAAGCGCGACAAGGCCACTTGCGCCGACTGCAGATCGCTTTGGGAGATGACCTCCACGAGCGCATCGACCTCATCTGGCGTGAGCACGCGCACACCACCGGCCTCGCTCGATCGGACTTCGTTGACCAACGAGAGCAGGCTCGCGATCTGATCTGCCGTCAGCTTTTCGATGATCCACCGCACGCTCGGAAACGCTGGGTGCATGCCCTCAACGCCGGGATCGTTGCCTCGCACGGCTGCATGCAGAATCGACGCAGCTTTGGCATCCTGCACGAGGTCGTTGTCGTTCTTCAGCTGCTCGCCACCCTCGCCAGTAGCAATGCGCGCAACGTACTCGTGAGCGCGCTTGAGCGCTAGATCCTGCTCTCCCTTCGTGGGCACTCGGATCCACACCTTTGAACCAGGCGTGCCGAGCAGCTCGGACACGTCGAACTCGACCTTGCGCCGGTTGCCAGCGCGCTCGCGAAGCGCCTTGGCGAGCTGGCTTTCATATTCGCCAGGCATCACGTCTGGCGAAGCGTTTGCGCCGCCTGGCCTCGCGTTCATCTGACTCAACCGCTGCGAGATGTTCCCCTGCTGGAATGTCATGTTACCCCTTCGTGCTCCATGCTGCGTCGAAGGCCAACCACTGGCCATCGGTGATGTATCCCATCGGCATGCCAAAAAACCGATCCGGCTGCGGCTGAAAGTGCGCTGTCATCGACAGGTGCGTCGCGCTTTCGATCACGGCTCGCCGCAGCGCGTAGTTGCTCGGATGCAACGCGCCCTCTCGTAGCACACCATGCCACGCCTTGAGGTCCGAGCGCCCGTAGATGGGCGCAACGATGCACAGCGCGCGAAAGACCTCGTTGCTGATGGCGAGCGCGTCCTCATAGGGCGCGCACCCGAACTGCGACAAGCTTGAGAACGCGGGCGAGTCGTCGAGGTTGCGCAGGCATCGCACGACGAGCTCGTCGAGCACCACGTCCTGTCGCTGCTCGTCCATGTGCTCGCCGATCGGGATGATCTCTTCGATCTCGTGCCCGGCGAGCCCTTCGACCACCAGGTCTGGCAAGCCGAGGCTCACAAGCGAAACACGCCACCGAGGGCGCCTTGCAACCGAGCACAGCGTGCGGAACAGCTGTGCCGGCGAGACATCCTTCGGTGGCGTGCGCATGAGGCCTGCCTACCAGGTCGCTAGCGTCAGGAGAAGGGCGAAGCCTGTACCGTCATGCTCACGTCGAGGCGGCTCGGGTCAGCGGGCGAGCTCGAGAGCGCGGGCCCGTTGATCATGCCTTGGGCGATCATGGTCTCGCCGCTGTCGGTGCTGACCTTGACCGACACGATCGAGTTGGCGAGGAAGTAGCCGACGTAGTCCACGCGGTCGCCGCTCGCGGGGATGAAGCCCTTGATGCTCACGGTGGCGTTTTTCGGCGGGATGTAGAAGCCGGCGAGATCCTGCACCAGTGTGCTGATCGGCATGGGGTCGCCGTTGTACTTGACGTCGACGCTCTCGGCCTCTCCGTCAAGTTTTCCCTCGATGCTCACGTAGTAGCGTGCGTAGAATCGCATGGTGGTTCTTGGCTCCTATCAGTAGGCGGGAGAGGCCTCGCGGAGCGTGAACTCCGAGAAGAGATTGTGTTGCACGGCGTACAGGTTGAAGCTCGCCGCGAGACCACCGGGCCGACGCGTGACCAGGATGCTGTCGAGCGAGCTCGCGAGCACCGAGGGCGACGGGTCGAGCAGCGGCGAACCGTACAGCCCGAACGGCGCTGGGCCCGAAGCATCGACGAACACGTTGCGGATGAGTGCTCCGAGCGTCTGCGGCGTATCCACACCCGGCACGGGCTTTGCGCCAGGCAACGGATCGTCGGCCACCTTGCCCTGCTTCTGCTCGCGATAGCGCGTGCCGATGACGTCCCAGATGGTGAACATCACGGACGTGATGTGCCCCTCGCTCGCGCGGTAGTCTTTGGTGCCTTGATCGTTCAGCGACCTCGAGGTGATGTGACGCACGAGGTATGCCTGGCCGGTGGCGCGAGCGCCGATGGGGCACACGCCGTCCTTGAGCAGCTGTTCGATCTCGGTGGGCGTCCACCAGTCCGATTTGCTGTACGGCACCGGGCAGTTGAACTTGGTGGTGCTCGTGTTGCTGTAGCCGGCCAAGTTGGCCGCGGGGTCCACCATCTGCTGCGAGCGCATCACGCCGCAGAGATGCGCCGCGATCATGCCTGGCGTCCAGTCGCTGTTTTTTGAGGCGAAGAAGAACGCGTAGACGCTGTTTGCGTCGCTGTCCGTTGCGACGGTGGAGCTCTGCGCTTGCGTGCCCACCAGGCCGAACACCACCATCTGGCTCTTGCCGTTGATCGGCAAGGCCTGATCGCGAATCATCGCAATGTGCTCGCCGACGCCGTTGTCGGTTGCGGTCGGAGCCGACGTCGAGAATTTGGGCGAGATCTGGTAGGTGTACTCGCCGAGCGCCGCGGTCGTAATGGCAGTCGAAAAGTCATCCTCGTTGGTGCCGTTGGTCAAAGCTCCAACGCTCACGGTCGTGGTCACGATGGACGTGGGCGCGACGATGTAGGCGCGCACGCGAGCAAGCACGTAGTCCTGTCGCACGCCGAGGTTGGCCGTGGTCAGCGTGACGACGCCAGTCGATGCGCTTGCCGTCAGTGGGAGCGAGCCGTCGTCGAACGCGTTGATCGCATCGCGGCAGGCTTCGCCGATCTGCGTGGCAGTCTGCGCGTTCGTGATGGGAAACGTGATGTCCTGTCCCAGGATGGTCACCACGCCCGTCGTCGCAGCCGTCGAGGTGTTCGTGAACGTGATGTCGATCGTCGCCGCCGTGCCGCTGCCGCTCTCTGGTGGAGCGATGATGTACACGCGCGCATCTGGATTGATGGCGACGAACTGCCGATACAGCAGGCGCGCCTCGCTCTTGCGCCCGAAGCGCAACACGCAATCCTCGTCGCTCGCGATGGGAGCGCCGATGGTGTTGGTGGTCTCGCTGCCTGCGCTCGTCTTGTTGCCGAAGATGAGCACGGGCCGGTCGCTCGAGACACCGGACGAGATACCGGCGCCGAACACGAACTCGCGCACGATGCCGGGCGTGCGTCGAGTGGGGGAGAGTCCAGTGAGTGCCATCGTCAATCGCTCCTATTGCGTGAGTCGTTTTTGCGTGTGGAACCAGGCTGCGCCACGGGCGCAAGCTTCGCTTCTGCGAGCGCACGCGTCGGAGCGTCGCACTCGCCGAGTAATCGGATCTCCCCGTCGGCTGCTGCGCGTCGGATGCGCAAGTGCTCCGAGCGCTTCACCTCCACGAGCTCGCGCACCACGTCGAACGCCTCGATGGCCTTGCGCGTGTCTCGCGTGCCTTGCTGGTCAGCTGGGCGCGCTACGAACTTGAGGCCGATGTACCGCGGCGGCTGCCCCTCCGACGCAGCCCCATCGGGATGCGCCACGAGCGAGCCCTTGATCCCCTCGACATGTACCCAGAGCGGCATGCGCTCCCTCCTACCAGGTTGAGACGCTGCGGAGCAGCCAGTTGGTGCCGTCGAAACACGCGCGCACGTTTGCCGCGCTCGAGACTGGCATCGTGTAGAGCGTGCCGCCACCGATGCCACCGTTTACGACGGCAACCGTGTAGGCGTTTGTGTCGGTGCGCGTGAGCTCGAGTACGTCACCCGCGGCGGCGTTGGTGGTGCTCAGGGTGATGGTGCGGTTGACCGAGAGCGGGCCAACAACGCGTCGCCACGCGCCTTGCCCCACGGTGATGGTGGGCGACGCGTCGGCGATGTCTGCGCCCTTGTCGTCGTTGCGACAGAGCAGCCAGCGCCCTTCGTAGCCGCTTGTGCCAGCGATGACCGTGCGACCATCCGCCGTGCTCTGGTCGTTGGGCACCCAGCGAAAGAGCTGCCCGCCGCTGTCGAGCGTGTGCCCGTATCGATAGAACGGCACGCCGTAGACACCAGCAAGCAGAGCGCGCGACTGGTAGACATTCGGCTTGTCATCTTGCGTGGTCATGGCAGGTAGCCCTCTTTCACAAGCACCACGTCGCCTGCGTCTGCGACCTCGGTGTTGGTGTAGATCCCAGCGTCGACGAATGCGTTTTCGTCGGCTGGCAGCGAGAACGTGTCGAGCCCGATTCGCTCCCAGATCGTGAGCTTGCACAGGAGCCCGAGGAACACGCGCTGCACGCGTCCGTCTGCGTCCATGCCGCGGCCACCAGCACCACCTGGAATCGCTGCCAAAAGCTGCGGCTCTCCGCCGCCGTATTCAACGGAAAAGTCCTCAATCTTGCCCGTGAGCATGCCGCGGATGTTCTCGCCAGCCGGGTAGCCGTTGAAACCGAAGGTCGGGTGCGCGAAGCGGTCAAACGCGCGGGCGAGCACGGCGTCGACGTCTTGCATAAGACCCGCGCGCATCGTCATCGCGCTCGGCATGTGCATCTCGGCGAAGATGTAATAGAGCGACAACGGCCTGGTGCGATACGAATAGACCAGCGTCCGATCCACGAAGGACGTGGGCCCGCTCTGCCATACGAAGAGCGCAGGCTTGCCGATCTCTTCGCGCAACCACACTTGCTCAGGATTCCACGAGTACACGTTTGCCGCTGGGCATGCGTCCGCACTCGTGGGCGTCTGCACCGCAAGGCGAGCGTCGAGCATGGCCTTGAGCCAGTGACGCGCGTACGCCGCGATCAAGTCCACTGCAAGGTCGCTGCTGGCATCTGCGATGGTACCAGCTGCAAGCGGTAGGGTTACGCCGCCAACCGTGCTTTCGATGGCCATCAGAAGGGCCTCGTGCGCTCGAGCGTGCGCAGCATCAGGTGCATGCGAAAGGGTCGGCTCGTGTCGATGTCCACAAGCTCGTAACGGCGTGTGCCGTTGTTGCCGATGACCAAGAAGAACAGCTCCTGATTGCTGTTCATCGTCGGCCGGACGTCAGCGTACGTGTAACCCACGCCGAGCATGTTTGGCGTGATGGGCCCCACGTCTACTTCGTTGCCAGACATCATCTCGCGAGCCTTTGGCAACGGATGAAACTCAAGCACGTCGTCGGTGTACGTGCCGAGGTTGACGCCTGGTCCTGTCCACGTGCGAACCACACGTTGCACGATGTTCGTTCGCACGCCGAGCTGTTCGGGGATAGCTCGGATGCCGTCGATCTCTGGGATGAGACCATCGCGCAGCGTGGTCATCAGTAGATGCTCACAGTGGCGGCGCTATCGCTTACGCGACGCCAGTAGTTCGGCACGCTCAGCGCGCTGCACAGCTCGTCGCGAATGCGCATCTGCGCTTCGTAGAGCATGCGAATGCGCGAGCCTCCGGTCGGGTAGCTGTTGCCGTAGAACTCGACCTCGTCGACCTTCTTGATTCCGGCGGACTGGTAGCCAGTGGCAATGGCCGCTTGCACCTGGTCAAGCCGTCGCAAGAGCGAACGCACGATGCCCTCGCCGCCGTCCACCGTCACCGGATAGGTGCCGCTGTGCGGGTGTTGCAGCTGCACCGTGATGACGCTGCCAGCGATGCTCTGCACCGTAGCTGCCTCTTGCCTCGTGTCGACGTCGACCCACACGCGCTGACCCGCGGCAAAGCCGGTCGCGCTAGCAAGCGTCAACGCAACGGGCGTCGGCACGGTGGCATCTGTCACCGCCGTTGAGCTCGTCGTCGTTGCGCCTGCCTGCATGTAGGTGGCGATGACCTGGTTGAAGATGGCCACCACGGACACGTACGGCTCAGCGCCTGCGTTGAGCAGGTTGTACCCGCACTCGAAGCGCAGCCGGATGATCTCGGACTCTAGGAGCGCCATGCGTGCCTCGTGGTGGTCATCGCGTCGTCAGCGGTCAGGCGCCGCGGACGTACTTGTACTGGATCGAGTAGGTGTCCGTCGCGCCGCCCGTTGCCACGCCGTTCACCACGACGAGACGAGCGAATGACCAGGAGTACGCCGCCGACGGCGCAGGAAGCACCTTGGTCACAGCCGCGTCAGCGCCAGCCGTACCGGTGGCGAGCACCACGTTGGCCGGGTTGTTTGCAGCACCAGCGACGTCGTACCAGGTCGAGCCATCTTCGCTCACCTGCCAGTAGGCCGACAGGGTGAGCGTGTTGGTCTCGGCGTCGACGATGACGAGCGCAGCGAGCGTGCCGTTGACCACGCCGCCAGCGGGACCCCAGATGCTGACGCTTGCGCCAGGCTTGACGGTGCCTGCGACGTCGGTGTCAAAGTTGCCCGACGTGGCGGGCGTGAGCGGAATGCGTTTGCCGTCCATGGTCTAGTCCTCCTCCTGTTGGCTCAGGCCGAGCGGACCGAGACCACGAAGCGGTTATCGGCGAGACCGAAGGCGGCGTACATGAGCCACACCACCAGCACCTGCTCGCCGTAGTTGTCGTTCGTGTTGGGCATCACGCGCGGCAGGTCGCCGATCGCCGAGAGCAACACGCCAGGCCCGAACGCGTGGCCGTACTGCACCGGCACGCTCGAGGTGTTGAGCGTCGTGGAGAGCGTCTGGCTCTTGTAGATGCTCAGACGACCGATCGACTTGTAGTAGCTCTTGGCGAGCAACGGGTTGGCCGGGGGCTCGAACACCGCGAGACGCTGCGCCGATGGATCCACCATGAGCTGCTGGATCTGGAGCGGCGTGAGCACGCAGATGTACTTGCCATCGCCGAAGGTCGGGATCTTCGCGTCCTCGAGCGTGCGCTCCACGCGGGTGAGCTGCTCGAAGTCGAGCGGGAACGAGTTGGCGGCGAGCGCATCGTTGGGCGCGCTCATGCCGGTGGGGTACACGGCGGACGAGGCTTGGTCGAGCAGAGCCACGAGCCACGAGTCGATCGACTTGTCGAAGTCGCGCTTGAGGTAGTGGCCGACGAGCTCGGACACGTTGTGGATCGCGCGGGTCGCATCGAAGCGATCCACGCCGTAGGGCTGCACGCTTGAGGCGCCGTAGGGGCCAGCGTAACGCTGGATGGTGAGCGGCACCTGCTCCATCGAGATGTTGAGCGGCGTCGTCGAGATGGTCGCACCGGCCGCGATGGTGCGGCTCGTGAGGGTGTACGTCGAGTCGGTGTAGAACGGGCGGTTGATGCGCACCGTGTGGCCGACGCCGGCGCCGAGCTCGGGCACGACCTTGATGGTCTGCGAGCTGACGGCATCGTCGAGCACGAGGCGCATGGACTCGATCGGAGGCACAGCCGCGCCGGTCTGGAGCAGCTGACGACCGGGGAGGCCGAGGCCCGCGGGCTGCGGGAGAGCGGCGCCGAGCGCGCTCTTCCACATCTGGGCGTACATGTACTGAGGCTCGGGCTGGATGAGGAGCATCGCCGACGTGATGTCGAAGAACTCCTCGGGAAGAGACGCGCGAGAGATGACGGGCATGGTTCAGTCCTCCACAGCCCGAGCGACAGTGCCGGGCATGATCTGGCTACTTCTGCGGATAGATCTCGGTGCGGTACGCCGCGAGATAGTGCGCGGCGAACACCGGGTTTTGCGCTCGGAGTCGATCGTACTCCGCGCGATGGTCCACGAGCTGTGCCGCCGTCGTTGACGCTGGCTGGCTCGTGGCGGCGCTGGTGGACGCAGGGGCGACTCGCGGTGCCGCTGCGGGCGTTGGCGCTGCTGTGGGCGCCGTAGGGGCCGCTGCAGCCGCTGCCGCTGCCGCTGCTTGCCACGTGGGCCGCAGGGCAGTGATGGCGCGTAGCTGCGCGGCCTTGTCGTCACCGGCGAGCGACGTTACCGCCGCGCGCTGGGCATCGGTGAGCGTCGAGAGCTCGACCTCGGCGCGTTGCGAAAGCACGCCCTCGAGCTGCTCTGCACGCTTGGCTGCGGCCTCGAGAGCGACGGTGCGCTCGGTGAGCCGCTGCAGTTCGGTCTTGCGCTCGTCCTCCAGCTTGCGTGCCGCCTCGAGCTGGGCCTTGGCCTTGTCGAAGTTTTCCACGCCGAGCATGCGCGCGATGTCGTTCATCGCTGCGGCCTTGGCGCGCTCGAGGCGCGCGTTGAGCCACGACGGGTCTGGCTGCTCGGCTGCGACGGGCGCATCGGGCACGACCTTGACGTCGGCTGGGTTGACGAGTTCTTCCGTGTCGGGCGTTTCCATTCGCTATCTCCTGCCGTGATTGCCGCTCACGTGGGCGTTGATTGTGGAGATGCGACCGAGCCTCCTAGAATCAGGAGAGCGAGATCGCGACGATGAGCTGGAAGGGCCGATCCTCGACGCCCGAGGCCGCGTTGACCTCGGTGCCGCTGCTGTTGGCCACGTTAAACGTGAGGTTCCCGCTGGAGATGGCGAAGTTGCCAGCGAAGAACTCGGTGGACCCCTGAAGGCCCGACTGCACCATCATCGCGGCGTTGACGTTGGTGGCCGCGGGCAGGCCGAGGGTCACGGTCTTGCCGTCGCGGCGAGCCGCCTGGATGAGCTGAGCGAGCGTGCTCGTCGTGCTCACGCCGTTGTTGCTGCCGCCGCCTCCGAGCTGGCCGTTGTCGCTGGCGGCGGTGTACGCGCCGAGCGTGAACGAGACCAGAGCAGCGCCCTGCGAGCCGCCGGAGACGGGCTCTTGGATGACTTTGATACCGCGAATCGCACCGTAGATCGTTGCCATGTGTCGTGGCTCCTAGTGAGAGAGTGAACGAGACGACTAGAGACGCCGACGACGGCGCTCGGGGACGGGGGCAGGCGCGGGAGCTTCCTCGACGGGCTCAGGCGCGATCGCGACAGGCGCAGGCTTTGGCTCTGCCATCGGCTCCCACGATGCCTCGCCGCACTTGGGGCACGCAGCCGCGTTGCCGCTTTCGATGTGTTTGCAGATCTTGCAACGCTTCATCACTTCCGCTCCTGTGCCGCGCGCACCATTCGGCGCAACATTGTGCGCTCGCGCTTGAGTTGCGCGAACCGCTGTAGCTCGGTCTCGACCTGTGCCAAGCGAGTGCGCGCCTGTTCGGCCAGATCCATGGCTGAGCTGCTAGCCGATGGATGCGCTACGACCTTCGCAGGCTGACTAGGCGCTTGCGCCGCTGGCTTTGCCTGTGCCTGCTCACCAGGCATCGTGTCGATAGAGCGCTGCGTCTTGTACGCTTTGCCACACTTGGTGCAACAGTCGAGGATCTTGATTGCGCCGCCCTCTTGCACCATCGCCGCCCCTGCGATGGTGTCGAGGTCGCAGTATTCACAGTGCATGTCGTCCCTCGCTAGCGAGTGCCTGCGCCGTACGTGAGGATGACCATGCATCTGCAATACGGGTGCACAGGCGGCTCAATGTCGAAGTCTTGATCTGCCGGAATGCGCTTGCCGTCAAGGGCTCGGCACACGGGACACGTTCGCATGTCGAGCTTTGCGACCCACTCGCGCACGGCCTCTGGCGCGACCACCGAGGCCACAGCTTGTGCGCGTCGCATCTCCGCGTTTGCCTGGTCCCACGTCTCCACCGTGACGATTCGAGTGACGCCGCCTTGGGTAGCCTCGCGAGCTCGTTGGAGTGCGCCTGCCATGTCTGGCTTTGCCACTGCACCAGGCGGGGGAACTGGTCGGAACGGCGCAATCGGTCGAAACGGTGTGCCAGGTGATGGCATCGGTCGAGATGGTGTAATGACCATCCGAGACGGCTCGACGCGGGTCAGCGCCACGCGGCGGAAGCGGTCAGTCACCGATGCAACCGCGCGACGTAGCAGCGTCTCAGGCCTGGCCGTGGGCACCATGCGCACGCGAGTTAGGATGCCTCCCACGACGGCGCTGGCGAGGCCGATGCCGGTGAGGTTGCGCTGCGCTGCATCGATGCCAGCTCTGCTCGAGCTGCGCCGACGAAGTAGCAGATACGCAAGCAATGCAACCGCTGCGACTTTGGCCGCGCGGTCAATCTTGGCCTTTGCGGTCTCGGGCGTGTCGCGCCGAGTCACCTCGTACTGTTTGACGATCGCTGCGAGCTCTTGCTCGGCGCCCTGAAGCGTTTCTTCCTCAGCGGCGAGAATCGGTTGCGCTATTCGCGCTGCCTCGCGATCGGAGATCATCGCGCACGACGGCGCTTGCTGCCCAGCGTCTCGGGCCGTTGCGTGCTCGGGATGGGCTCGTCGTCATCCTCGCCAGGCTTGCTCGACGGCGGTGCACCTGGCTCGCTTGGCGGCGCACCAGGCACGCTCGACGGAGGCCCACTCGGCGGCTCGCTATCGGGTGCCTCATCATCCGCACCCGCCTCGAGCGCCTTGGCGTTTTGCTTGGCCACCACGGCGGCCTCGTGCATGGCCTCCTCGGTGAGCTCGTGCTCCATCTCCTCGGACAGCTTCTCGCTGTCGTCGTGCGGATAGATGTTCTGCAGCTTCTCGAGCGCGAGGCGCAGCGGAATGACCTGTGCGTTGTAGGCGTCGACGGTCATGCGCACGACCTCGGCCTCGTCTTGTGAGGTGAGCCCAAAATAGTGGCCCCAACGTGCGCGGAGCCGCGGCGGCATCCACATGGGCACGCCTGCGATGTCGACCGTAAACGTGTCGAGGATGGGCATCACGCGCCGCACCCCATGCACGTAGACCGAGCCTGGCGTGCGCTTCTCCTGCGTGTGCACGACGCGGTTGAGCAGGTTGATGACCGGGCACATCCAACCGTGCCAAAAGTCTTGCCGCAGGCCGTCCACGAAGCTCGTGGTGCGATGGTAGAGAAACGCAAGCGCCTTGCCGCTGATGGCGCCCTTGACGGTCTCGGGGCTCGCCTTCGTGTAGCCAAGCACTTCGCCGATCTTGTCGCAGATGTCGGCGACGTGGTCGCTGATGCTGTTGAGCGCATCACCTGGGAGCGACAGCAGGCCGACCTTGGCCTCTGGGTTTTCGTAGCTCCACACCGTGCCCGCGCCTTTTTTGCGCGCTGGCCTTCCACCCGTGGTCGAGCCGAACACGTAGCCGCTACCATCCTTTGCGGGGACGATCGCCGCGCGACCCATGCCACCAGCCGGTGGCGCTTGCGGGTCTACGCCCGTCTCGTATGCCTGCGGGTCGCCGCTGTAGATGGCCGCTCGCCCACGCTGCGAAAGCGAGTAGTTCAGCGCGTCGAGCTCGTCGAGCTGCGTGCCGTGAATCGGATAGCCGTCGAGGTCGCTCGCGTGCTCGTAGCTCGAGCGCAGCTTGTACCAAACCACGGGGCAGAACCCGAGGTTGTGCGTCACGCTCTTGGCCGCGTCCTCTTGCCAGTCAATCTGGCCGAGGCCCATCTGCATCATGTCGATGGGCTTGTAGACCACGTCGCGCGTCTCATCGATGCGACGCCGATAGAGCTTCGCATAGACCATCCACTGGCCTTGGTCGCTCTTCTCATACGAGAAGAACGGGTATTGCACCTCAAGGGCTTTGATGGTCGAGCCGCTGTCGTCGAACTCTGGCTGACACCACTTGGCTCGCAGCGTGTGAATCGCAGGGCAGCCGTTGACGAGCGCCACCACGGAAACCGCCGTGCCGCACGCCTCAGCGTTGGCTAGCGCATCCACGCACGCCTCGGGGAAGCAGGCGTGCCGCATGAGCAGCCGCAACCATGCCTCGTAGAGCTGCGCCATCTCGTCGGGCATACCCTCGCCGAGTAGCCGCTCGTCATCGTCTGCGGCGGCGCTGATGCCAGGGAATCGACCTTCGCCAAGCGCGAAGTCGCAGTGCTGCCGAATCGCTGCCTCCACGATGGAGTGCACGATATTCGGCGCGCGCTCCATGAGCGGCACGTCTTGCTTCGGGTTGAAGAAGTCGGGGAGGCCTTCGTACTGCTCGCCAACGACGTAGCGCTCGAGCCTGTCGAGCTTGCGATACCGCGGCGAGAGCCATTGTTGCGCAAGTCGCTCGGCTTGCGTAAAGCCCGCGATGTTGGTGGCGTAGAGGCCGTGCATCAGCGCGTGATGGCCTGGCCGATGATCGTGACGGACTGCGCAGCGCCGGCGCTCGTCCCAGCTCCACCGTCGAACAGCAGGCGCATCATGTCACCCCACGCACCACCGAGGATGGTGTCAACCGGGAGCGCAGCGTTGAGGCCAGAGCCGATCGTGGTGGCAGCGGTCACAGCCGTGGTGCGGTTGACCTGATACGCACGAAGCGATGCGGCAGCGCCCGCGCTCAGCTGCGGGAAGTGCGCGTAATCATACCAGGTCGTGCCGCCGTCGTACGAGGTTTGCAGGTACACGTCGAGCGTGCCACCGGTGCCGCCTTGCAGGTTGCCGATGATGGTCAGCGCATCGAAGCCGGAAAGACCGCCGACGATGCCAGTGCTGGGCTCGTTCGGGCTTGCGGCGCTTGGGCTCGTGGCCGTGATGGTGACAATCTTCGGGCGCATGGTTCATCCCCAGTCAAACGAGCCATCCGAGAAGCCGGTGGCGCGGTAGGCCTTGGTGTGTAGTGCGTCGAACGCTGCAACGAACGCGTCGACCTGGTCATCGTGTCGGTCTTTGATGCCTGTGAAGCTACAGACCTCGTCGACGAAGTCTCGCAACCACGGCGCCTCACGCGGCACGTGCACGCGTTGGCTTGACCACGCCGCCGCGGTCGAGGTCGCTCGTGAGAGCTTGTCCATCTTGGCCGGATCTGGCCGAAACGGGATGCCCTCGCGGCGCAGAAAGTCGACCGTGCCCTTCTCGGTGCCGCCGATGTAGCCATACAGCTTGGCACCTGGGAAGCGCTCGGTGAGCTCGCGCAGCGTCGCGGCAAACTCGGTTGCCTTGGCCTGCATGCGTCGCACGTCGAGCACGTACCAGGCGTCGAGCTGTGCGTTGTGCGCCATGACTACCGCGACGCTGTAGTCGGCGTAGCTGCTCTCGCTGTACGCGAGGTCGATGCCGATGCTCACGCGATATGTCTCGGGGAGCTTGTCGTAGAAGGACACGCCCGAGAACAGCTGCCCGCCTCGAGGTCGCGGGCTACCCATGTAGAGCGCCCACCAGTCGTGCTCGCCGACATCACGGCGCACGCGCTCGAGAAACTTAGGCGGTCGCTTGTACCAGAGGCTCTTGCCCTCGTCGTCGAGCGCCGGAAGGTTGATGACCTCCCATGCTTGCCCCTCTTGTCGAGCGAGCTCGCCGATGAGGTCGTCGGGATGCCACCTCGTGTGGCATACGATGATGCTTGCGCCTGGGTGCACGCGCGTGAGAGCGGCGCTTGTCCACCAGTCGCGAATCTTGCCGCGCACGAGCGCGCTGTCGGCCTCCTCGCGGTTCTTGTACGGGTCGTCGACGACCAGCACGCCCGAGATGCCGTGGCCTGTTAGCGGGCCGCCTACGCCGGTAGCGAGCAGTCCACCACCTGCGTCGGTGCGCCACTCTGCCATGGCTGAGGAGTCGCCGCGGAGCTTGACCCCTGCGGCGCGAGCGTAGTCACGGCAGAGCCGCGAGCGGCTGTGCGCGTAGTCTGCGCCGTACGAGGTAAAGGCGTTGGTCTTGTCGGGCTTGGCTGCGATGAGCTGCGCAAGCCCGTGCAAGATACAGAACGTCTTGCCGTGCTGCGGAGGCACCGACACGAGTAGCCGCACCTCTTCGCCGTTGCGGATGCGGTCGAAAGCGCGACACAGGGCGCCGAGGTGCCGAGGCTCCTCGAGCAGCGGCGACACGCGAGGCACGAACTCCGCGAGCGGCAGGCGCCACAACGGCCTATTCGCCGCGCGCTGCACTGCCCAGGCTTGGAGTAGGGGCGTCGTCATGGCGCCGAGAGTAGGAGGGCGCGCACGCGGAGGGGAAACACGGCGCGCCCAGCTGACGAGGGACCGACGCCAGCACCACGCCCAACGAGGGAGACACGTCTAGCTGTGGCGAGCAAGAGCATATGCGATGCGCGAATCACTGTCAACCGCGTCGAGTGTAGGGCTCGACTCTGAGCTATCTACCACGCCTGCGAACATCCGCGCTAGTGCAGCGTGGCGAGCGTAGGCATTCCGCTCGACCCCATGCGCTCTGCCCATGCACACGCACCGGCAGATGTTGCACGCTGCGGTCTTGCAGCGCTTGCCGCATGCATGAGGCGAAGCCACGGGCGACACATACACCACGCGCAGCCATCGCAAACACCTCGGGCACGTGCGCCCAAAGCCAGGGAGCGGCAGCTGCATGCCGTCGCATGGCGTGGCGTCGTCGAGCTCGGTCACCACGAGCTGGCACGCGTCGCAGTGACCAACGAGCTTCAATCCTCCACCATCTCCCATGCCATGGACCACTCGGCCTTGGCGCCGATGACCTCGGCAATCCCGGCCACCTGTCTGTACCGGAACACCGTGTCAACGTCGATGCCGAGCTTCTCGGCGATCTGCTCGTCGGTGAGGTCCTGCCCCGCGAGCCTTCGGATGAGGTCCGCGTCGAGGTCGACCTGGTGGACGCCGCGAGCCTTGTTGAACTGCCACGTCGCGGCGAGCCGCTTTGACATGCCGTGCGACAGTACCACGAGCGGGATGTAGTCGCAGTCGAGCCAGTCCGAGCCATGGATCATGCGTCTGTGCGCGCCGTCGATGACCACGAACCGCTGCTGTTCGTCGTCCCAGATCGTCACCACGGGGAAGCACACCCCATTGTCGAGGATGCTCTGCTGGAGCAGAGCCATCTTGTCGGGCGACACGCTGTTCGGGTTGTACAGGTTCTCGAGGACAAGCTCGACGCGCACGAGCATCGTGTTCATGCACGGCACTTCGACCCTGCCGTGCGTCCGGCTCGTGATGTAGACGGGCTGCATTGCCGCACGCGCCTCGTGGAACTGCTCGATCGTGTCAATGCTACGCATCACAGGGTCTCCTCGTAGTAGGCGATGAGTTCGTCGCGAGGGTCGGGCTTGTTGTTGACGGCGAGGTTGTTTTCGTAGTCGTTGCAGACGAGCTGTCGGCACTGCTGCCTGGCCACGTATTCGTTGTCCAGATGCCGCGCAAACCGATCGCGGAAGATGGCCTGCGCCTTCGGATCGGGGTGCGTCGCGAGCAGGTTGTCGCGGTAGGACCGCCACGACTTCCACTGCCGCGGGAGCTTGCGGCAAGCAAACAATTTGGCGCTCTTTGCGGTCTCCTGCGCGAGCGCGATCCCCTTGATCCGCTTCTGGAGGCGGGCGTAGGTCTTTGGCTCAAACTCAGGCAGGTCGGCGATCGACTTGAAAGAGCGCTCGTGGATGAGCGAGGACACGCGCATCTCGGTGAGCGGGTAGCCCTTTTTGTGCTGGAAGTCGTAGATCTTCGAGTACCGGAGCTTTTGCTCCCAGAGGTACTTCCAGACGTCGTGAAAGTTCCAGTCAAAGATTGGGTAAAGGGACCAGTTCTCCTCCTTCCGCGTGCCCCAGAACACGCGCTGCCCACCGATCTGAATTGGGTTCTTGGCGACAGCGCGCCAGCGGTTCGGGCTCTCCCCGGCGGCACGTAGGCCCACGAGGAACGCCGTCCGCTCGAAGCACCGCGCGAAGGCGTCGATCGCGTCGTAGAAGCCAAAGCCCTTGGCCTTGTCGCGCACGGTCTCCTGCTCGGGCCTCCACGGGCGCGCCTTGATGGCGTCGTCGCGCTTTGACCGCATCCAGATCTTGTGCTGCCCCGGCTCCCAGCACACGAGCTGCCCCTCCGTGAGCGAGGTCGCGTTCGTGAGGCGGAACGGCACCTGCGCCCACATCTTCTTCGTGGCCTCGGGGATGAGGTGCATCAGGTATTCGACCGTCTCGACGCTGCTCTGGTACATGACCTCCTCGTCAAGCAGGTGGATCCCGATGCGGATGCCGCGCCGGTGCGCCTCGACGAGCGCGAGGTGGGCGAGCACCTCGCTATCTTTGCCGCCCGAGATCGAGACGATGATGTCCGCGATGTCGCCTGCCTCCAGGCGGTCGAACACCCACGACACCCGGCGCCGAGCGGCCTCGAGGACCGTCTCACCCGTGTAGCGTTGCCGCAGCATCGTTCACCCTCTGAATCCAGTGTTGAAAGCGACTGAGGTACCAGTCCTCGGCCTTCGTGTCGGCCACGAGCGCCTCGATCCGGTGCTGCCGCGACACCGTGAGCAGGTCGGCCATGTCGATGAAGTTGTGCGGTAGCTCCAGCGCCACCCGCTCGCCGTGTCCCGCTGCGTCCCGGTAGGTCTCCAGGTTCGGGAGTTTGAAGCGGTTGTTGCGGCCCACGTAACGTCGGCCCCGGTCGACGTGGGGGAGCTTCGCCTTTCCGCTCACGAGGAGCAGGTTCCGAGGGATCTGGTGCGGGTCCTTGTCGGGGTCGCTCCGCATATCGGCTAGGAGGGCGGCTTTCTCCTTCGCGTACGCGGCGCTGGTCTTGTCGTTCACCGGCACCCGGACGGGCTCGATCGACAGAGACGCGTGCGCGACGTGGATCTTCGCCTCGCCGAGCAAGTCCTGGCGAAACGCCTCTCGCTTCCAGCGGCTCTGCGTCGCGAAGTCGAACAGCACCATGAGGTCCTCGATCGTGTCGATGATTGGGAGGTACTGGAACACGAGGACGTGCGGCGTCTGGTTCAGGTAGTTCCTGACGCAGTTGTACGTGAGGTCGTGGCGGTTCTGGGTGCGAAGGCACTCGTTCACCACGACGAGCGTGGAGCGGTCGATCTCCTGCAATAGCTTGTAGTAGTAGCGGTATTCGATTAGGTTCGGCCAGTCGACATAGAGTCCCCCGCGCCCGTCTCCCTGCGTCGCCGGATCGGTCATGTGCTCGGCTGCCCATGACGGCGCGAAGCGCGCCGGCGAGAGGACGTAGACCTTCTTGATCTCGTGCTCCTCGCGGTAGCGCGTGACAATCTCGCCCTTCGCGGTGTCGTC